TGTGTTTCTAATGATTTAACCAAAGCATTTTTGGCTTGGTGTAAATGATGATGCATAGATAACAAATTTCCATAATGTGCTTTGTGTTTTTCTACATGAGCAATCTGTGAAGCACCTTCTTTTGTCTTTTCAGATTTAGACTTCTCAGTAGTAACTTTGGCAGCTTGTTTTGCATGAACATCTTGTAGGTGTTCTTTAAATCCTTTAACACTTGGAACTTCATCATGCCTTACTGTTTTGTTTATGTAGGTTGACAGGTGGCCAGTTTCTCCGCTATGTTTTGGATGAATCGCATCATACATCTTGTGACTATGTGTATCATGAATTTCTTTGGCTGCAGCCATATGTTTCTGAAAATGTTTCTCATTCTCAGCAGAATGTTTTACTTTACTTGTATCATGTTCGGCACTATGAATATGAACATCTGGATGTTCTTTAAATTTATTCATATCAACATGAGGTGTATTATGTTTTAAGTCATGGCTGTATTGTGTATGAACCACAACACCAACTTTAGACTTTTTTATTTTTTCTGCTTCTTTACCTTTGGCAGTATAGGTGATTGTGTTTGGAGTAAAAGAAACATCACCTTTGGCTTCTACGATATAACCCTCATGTAAAGTTTTTGTGTCAGCATGGTGCATTAGGTCACCTTGAAACACACCTTCTTTTGGTGTTACTTTTGGTAAATGTTTTAATGCGTGTTTGAGTGTCTTTGCAAGACCAGGAGCATGGCCATGATTTCTATCGATGTCTGCTTCTGTATGATTGATTTTTGGATTTTTATTAAATGCTGATTTGGTTGCAACAAAGAATTTACCATTTTTAGGATGATGTCCAAAAACGATTGATGGAGAACCATCATATTTCATTGTTAGATTGGTGTTCTTATGTCCACCAGTCATGTGTGCATGGGCTTTCATCAAAGCTGCATGAGCGTGTTCAAAACCTGCGTGGCCATGCATTAATGGCCTATCTTCCGCATGATGAATGTGTTTAAGTTCAGAACCTTGCTCAGATTCTTCCGTTAAGAATGACTTAAATGATAACATTGAATTTCCTTACTAGATATGCAACACACTTTGGTTGCCGGTCGCTTATTTATACAACTTCTTAACCTTTGTGGTACAAACCGCTCCCCACAATTAAATTATTGGGTTAGATATATACGACCCAAATTGTTGGATTTTAATTCCATTTAGTACCTTCAAAGTCTAACCAGTAGGTCGACATTTTTCCTTTACCTTCTATCAAATAAAATGGTAAAGTATGAACTAATCCTCTACTGGATCCGTAGTATATCAGGTCTTTAGGTCCTTTGTCCAGCGCCCAAGCAAAATGGCTAGAACCAGTATCACCACCAACAAAGATTTTGGCTGTGGTGATGTGGTAATAATTTTGAACAAAATTGGTAGAATACCGCCAACCTTCAAATGGGCAACTTTCGGTAGGTTCACCTTTTTTACAGATTACTTTTTCATAATCTTTATATTCTTCGGTAGAATATTTGGCAATAATCTGCTCATATACATTCTTTGGCCAGTTACGCCATTGGTTATATGGTGCATCAAACAAAGGAAATACAGCAATCTTTTTTTCCATTGGTGCATTATTTGGTATTTTTACCAAGTCACCACATATATCTCTGAAATCCCAAACATTTACTTTTCTCCAAGGCAAACTTTCTGTACCTTCTTCTGTGGAGAAATAGTTAGTCATCTTCAACATTATTTCATAAAATGTTTGACAATGAGTATCTTCACTAACATTTCCTGGTTTTAAATGAAACTGTATTGTGGGATTGTTATTGATTTTTCGGATGTGTTCTAAAACATTCGCAACAGCAATCATATCACCATTTCGGACTGTGCCAAAAGTACCAGGTTCAATATTGATAATCATATAATAACATCTTTCACATAAACTAATTTAGATTTACGGTCGCCATAATAATGTCGTTTGAAATCAAATTCAACAGGATGGCCATCCCACATTCTCATATCTTCGTCCCAACAAACGATTGTTTCTTTATTCATTAAGTCAGCTAGAATACCAACACCTGTAAATGTGGTGATAAATGGTTTATAACTATAACGAATCAGATTCAAATTCTCCATGATTGGTTTAGAATAATCTAAGTAATGAACTTTAGATGCATCAGGATTTACACCATCTTTAACTACTTGTGTTTTTCTACGAGTATCAATCGTTGGATGATTCCATCTATCACCAATAATATACAAATCAGTAAACTCCATTGGTTCATCTTTAACTTGTAATTCAAATTCATCATCTACTTCAAATAACATTCTATAATTGTCATTCATCCAATTTTCATAACGACAAGTTTCAATAGGGCGGTCTGCATCTTCTTGGTCCATGCGAGTCCATGAACTTAGAATGGTTACACCTTGAGAAAAGATTTCATCGTCATATTCAACAGAATTAATACATGGTTGATAGAGAAGAAGTTCTTTGATACCATTAAACTTTCTCATTTCACCACGAATAATTAAATCAACAGGTTCATTTGTATATTTTGCAATACCTGATATTACAGGTAACGCATTTGCAAAGTCACCAAGATTGGCGGTACAATTAATTTGTATTTTCATTATATTCCTTAAAAGCTACAAACCAGTCATCACTAGAAACTTCATGTAGTTCAAACAATTCTGGTCTTTGTAGATACGACATCAACAACAATGTCTGGTCATCATCTATTAAATTATTTTTGAGTAACTCACCAACATTATGGTGAACTAATTGTTCCAATACAGGCCACATATCTTTACCTGCAACAATACATGGTCCAGTAACATGAACATCATTGTTGAAAATTACATCTTCAATATATGTTCCTTCTTGCCAATCTTTTAAATTAAAGAAATGAATCTTATCTTTATCAAAAGTATATTGCCATTTCTTTACATTGTTACGAGTAGATTCTTCACGGCAATAACCAAAATCCAACCAAGCAATCAAATCTGTTTTTATTAGATTTGTTTGCATGGCCTTCATAACGAAAGAAGATTTTAGTAAATTGACAAGAACGTAGTCAGCATTCCAGTATTCTGGATTTTTTACTTGCATGGGATTTATTTTGGCTTGGTACTGTGGGTCTTTTTGAACCTTAGTAATTTCTTCTCTTAGTTTTTCAAAACTGTTGGAAAAATCAAGCGCTAGAATTTCGGTTGGTCTATCTTGTCTTATAAATTTTATATCGTTTATAAATTCTTTTGATGTAAAGACGACCATTGGATTGTCAAGTTTGGCCATATGACTAAACCTGTCAAAGTAAGTTTTATTGGTTCTGTGTAGATAGTGTGGTAAACCTTTATCTGGTGTCCAATCACCACGACCAATATCAAAAAAAGCGGTAACTATTGTTATGTCATTCATTTTTTTCTAATCACAAATAAAAGGTTATTATATTCTACTTTTCTATCGGTGTCAATACTTTCGTAGGTATAATCATCAGAAATGTGTTTCTTATAAAATTCTATCCATCTTATATCGCCAATATCTTCTATAATTGCCACACCACCAGACTTTAATTTTGGTAAGTATAAATCTAAAAACCATAAATGACTTTCTAATGTGTGTGGTCCATCATCAATAATAATATCAAATTCAGGAAATGAAGGAATTAATTCGTTAACGTAGGCATCAGATTTAATTATTTTTATCCTAGACTGTTGACTGGTGTTATTAATACATTCTAAAAATCTTCTATCTTTACCACTATCAATACCATAGATTTCACAATCTTTGAAATAGTCGTTCCACAATAATAAACTTCCACCTTTTGCAACACCAATTTCTAACAATGTAATATTTTTATCTTTATATTTTTCAAATTCATTAACATAAAATTTACTAATATATTTGTGTGATGGAAGTTCTTTGTCTGTATTAAAATAATTGGCTCTATTTTTTTCAAACAGTTGTAAAAGTGATAATGTCATCGTTTTCTTTATAGTAATATTTCTTGTAATTGTTTAAAATTTGAATATCTTCGGGTAATTTACTTATAAAAGATTCATAATCATATCCCGGTTTGTGATTGTGTGTATCAGTTCTACGATGATTGACAGAATAATTTTTACCAGCTAAAAAATAATATACATTCATAAAACAATCCAAATAACCTATTGTTGGATAATAAGATTGTATTTCATCAAAATGTTTTTTAAACCAATCCACATTATCGTGGTAATGTTCCAAAAAAGTTTTAACTTTAAATATTGAACCTCCGCCAGCACCATATTGTTTAAATGTTGGCCTTTTTCCACAATGCTGTTCAATTAAATCATGCACAGGTTCGGGTATTACATTACCAATCTTTGTATCAGCACAGGCGTGTTCCCATTCAGTATCAATTGTAATTGGTTTTAATATCAATACATCATCTTCCATCATTATAATATGAGAAGTTTTAGATGTCAAACACGCCGTATGAAAGCGATCCAAAAAACGTAGCGTCTTATCTAAATTATATCCGTTTGGATATATTGGTCCTCCAATAGATTCATAGTGGGCTATTACGCAATTATTTTCCTCTGCCAGTTTCTCATAGTCATAATTACCATCCACACCAAGGAAATATAAATCATCTTTATGATGTTTTCTTGCACTTTCAATGGCCACTTTTGCGGCTTCGGGGTAAACGGAAGCAATATGAAAAAAGGATATGCTCATAATATTTCTTTAAAATAATTTATAGTGTATTGTAAACCAGTTTCTAAAGCAAACTCTGGTTTCCAGTTTAATAACTCTTTTGCTTTTGTGATATCAGGTTGTCGTTGTTTTGGATCATCTTCTGGTAATTCCCAAAAAACGATTTTACTTTTTGATTCGGTCATTTGAATAATTTTTTCAGCCAACTGTAACATAGTGAATTCGTTTGGATTGCCTAAGTTTATTGGGCCAACAATTTTAGAATCCATCATCTTCATAAGACCACCGACAAGGTCATCAATATATTGAAAACTTCTTGTTTGAGAACCATCACCATAAATTGTAATATCTTCATTCTTTAATGCTTGAATAATAAAGTTACTAACAACACGACCATCATTTTGAGCCATTCTTGGACCATAAGTATTGAAGATGCGAACAATTTTGGATTTAACATCATGAATTTTGTGATAATCCATAAACAATGTTTCTGCGGATCTTTTACCTTCATCATAACAACTTCTTGGTCCAATTGGATTGACATTACCCCAATATGATTCAACTTGTGGATGAATTTGTGGATCACCATAAACTTCTGATGTTGATGCTTGTAATATTTTTGCACCTGTTCGTTTGGCCAAACCCAACATATTATATGCACCCAATACACTTGTTTTCATTGTTTGAATTGGGTCATGTTGATAATGCACAGGTGAAGCTGGACAAGCAAGATTATAAATCTCATCCACTTCAACATAAAGTGGAAAACAAACATCCTGTCTAATTACTTCAAAGTTCTTGTAATCTAGTAAGTGTTCGATATTTCTTTTTGAACCTGTAAAATAATTATCTACACACAAGACATGATGACCTTGTTGAACTAATTTTTCACATAGATGGCTACCAATAAATCCAGCTCCACCAGTCACCAATATTTTTTTCATACTCTTTTTAGAATTGTTAGACCATTATTATTTGTTCTTCGTTCCACTAATTGCCATTCTGGATGACTATCAATAAATTCTTGAATTGCTGGCCAAATACCACGACCACCAAACTCACCATTATCAGCGTAAGTTGTTGTATCATGAAAGCCAATAAATTTTCTGGCTTTGCCAGCGTGTAATTCTAATTCTTTTTGTACCTGCTCATAGATATGCAAACTGTCTACAAATAACAAATCCGTTTCTGCAATATCCACTTTACGAGTATCATCAACATGAAGTGTTACATTACGACCAGCATTTTTAGCTTCTTCAAAGAACTCACGAATGCCTGGTTGAGGCATAAACTCATAACTATGTAATTCAATATCATGGCGTAGAAATGCACGAGTACTTTGAGCCCAACCAACACCTAATTCGGTTACATGGGTGCATTGTGATGTTAATTCAGATAAAACTGGTAAATGTTCGTGTATGTCTGTATCTCTTGCACAGGCATCTTGATATTCTTTTTCAAAGTCCATTATTCCGTCCTAAAAGTTAATAGTTCTTCTTGTTGATATTTTTGTTTGATATGCTCTTTCCATTCAGGTACTCGGTCATATTGGTGAACAATAGCAAACGGCCTACCCAATGATGTTTTAACAATACCATCTTCAAACTTTGGTTCTGGTTCCAATAGATGTGGCCTAAACGATTCAATCTTAGAGGGGTCAACTGTTGTACCAGCCTGACAAGCCCAACCATCTATTTGTTTAGCAAAGTAAGTTACACCTTTAAATGGTTGTGTTTGAATCAGAACATTATAGACCGCTTGGTCACAAATAGGAATAGGTCGGTTGATTGCATTGAATAGAATGTTGAACATCATATCTTTTACATATTCAGACACGCCACCGATTGTTCCTACATTGTATATCTCGTTGTGTTTAAACTGCTCATGAACATATGGTCCATAGGCTTGCATTAGATTTTCATTGCCCCATGGTTCATCTTTATATTTCAAACCTTCAGAACCGGCAACTAACTTTTTACCTTTGAGGTTGAGTTCTAACCATGTAATTGGATTTGTTTGAAAGTAAACATCTTTAACATCTGTGGTAACCACATGATTATAATTCTGCCAAGTGTTTTTGAGAAAGTCGTAGATAGTAAGAAATCTAGCCACATGAACTGGTGCTTTGATGTCATGCATCTTAATGATGATGAAATCTCGTTTGATTAATTCACCGATAGTTTCCTGTGAGGCATTACCAACAACCATGGCTTTATCGCCAGTAAAACCACATTCATCAATTGATTCAACCCAAGGTTTTAATTGATTATAATTGTAGTTTGTAAATGCACCGATTATTAGGCTTTTTTCCGCCATGGGTATTCTCCATTATATTTTTCATTCATTATTTTATTACCATTTTCAAAGAATTCTGCATTAACAGAACCTTTACCACCATCTACTCTATAACAAGTTGTATATTCACCTGTACAATAAAATTTAGGAAAGTGTTGTGTGATTGCTTGTAAAAATACTCTATCTTGTCCCCAACCACCATGCCAAACTGAAGCAATTTTATTTGCTACTTCTGTTTTAATGAAGTAACAATTAGTATCTATGTGATTAACTCCGTGATATGTTGGCCAAATACCTAACGATTCACAGTCATCAAAACAAACAAACTTACCTTGTTTGTTATACACTTGTCGTAAAGAATAACACCAATCTAAACTTCTTGTGTTAATTGTTTTAATACAATTTTCAACATGAGACCGATATAACCAATTGTCTTGGTCGAGATAGGCAACATATTGTGTATTAATTAGGTGAGTGAAAGCGGCATAGACACGGTGTCCATAAAATCCATTGGCACCGACATTGACTGGTAAAGCACAGATATGAACTCGTATATCATCAACAGCTGAACCTAACACCTCTAATGTTTTGTCCATGTGTTCATCACCATCGATGACAACATAACATTCAGTAGGATGACTTTGGTTTAAAACAGATTCAACGGCAGTTTTCACCTCTGGCGAACCAGTAGTTGGTATAATCACAGTAGCGGACATAATTTAATCTCGTGTTAGTTTTAATATTCTCTCTATTTGTTTCTCTATAATTGGTTTACGATTCGGCCAATATATGTATTCTTTCTCTCCAGTAGAATGTAACTTCTGAAGAAAAGGAATAATCATCTTTTCTACTTCAGCTAAACGAGTTTTATAATCGTCTGCTGTTTCAGCTGTCTTATTAATGACAGCATTATATTCTGCTTCAGATACAGCAGAGAAACCAAAGTCATCTTCGACATTGGCATATTCTTTCATTACTCGGTCAAAGTCTACTAGTCCCATTAATATATCTTTCCAAAAGGTCCAAATTCATCTCCTCGTTTCTCAGCGAAAAAGAATATGTTTGTTACAAATTGCTCTCGTTTCTTTTTATTTATTGACACGATTGAATCAAATAATGCAATTTGCATTAGCTTGGTATTACCTATGACAGGATCTTTTTTAAAGATGTTCAACATATTTTCATTAAATTCTTTAGCAGTTGACAGTCCTGTTTCTACTTCATTTTTTATATTATTAAACATTTCTGTATATTTTTTGGCTTCTTTAATATATTCAGCTGCACTTTTTGGATAATTTCCATTAGTTTTATCAAAAGATTGGCCAAATAATTTTAATTCAGAAACAAATTTTTCTATAGGTACTCTACCTATTTGTGCATCTCCACCTTTTTCAAAGAATGACATTGATAAATTATTAAATCTTGATGTGCTTGTACTTCTCATTGAGAGTGTATAATTAATAATTTTATTTTCATAAGTTTTTACATCAATCTCTATCATTGAACCTGTGGCTTTGAGCATTTTACCGGTAGGTCTAAAATCCAAATCACATCTCATTTCAGATATTTTAAATGCTGGAGCTTTAACATTTTCAAACAAGATGCCTTTAGTAACATTAACTTCTTCATAATAAGCATCTCGGCCGGTAACTTTTTTTAATGAAATTCCAACAACAATTCTTTTTTTAAAATATGTTCTTAATAAAGTGTTTAATTCTTCTATGGTTTCTTTTCCTTCTAAGCTTATTAGTTTATTAATTTCACTAATAACCTTTTTTTCATTTTGTATACACCATATGTCGGCAGGATCCCAAGTGTCTTTTTTTGAAATGCCAAATTTATTTTTAACTAAATCTGATATGTATTTCATAAATCCACCATCTCTGGTAAATTCGGAAAATTTCACATCACTAAATTCATTTAAGAATTTTTTTTGTTGTAAATAAAAAGTTTCTAACCAAGATATATTATTTTTTTCCATAACTTCTGGATATATTCCACCAGAACTTTTACCTGTTTTTGCATCAAATCCTAAAATATCTTTTTTAAATTTTGGATCTTTTAAAACTTCTTCAGGACTATTGTAATTTATATTATCATTTAGAGCTCGCCGAAAAATCCAAGCGGATGTTTTTTCTTGTCTTTTTGTTGCTTCAGCTGATGATAATTGAGCCATTTTACCTAATGATTTGAATGTCTTTACCTGAAGTCCAGATTTCTAATTCTGTTCTTAATCTACCCTCAGATTTGAGAGTTTCGTATCTATTTATAGCTTTGCTCCGCCACCATTCAATGATATTGGACAACTCATGTTTGTCATAATTTTCACCAGGTAAAAGTCTATCTGTTTTACAGTTCATGTAATCAACAGTATTTTTAAATCCATAATCAGAAATATAATACCGTTTCTTTTCTGTCAACTTCTTAGCATTCTCAATCGTTAAATTAAAAGCATCTCCTTCAGGTGTTCCTTTTAAAGCAGCTTTGGTGAGAGCAATAATCTTAGTGAATGTTCTGAGTTTTCTACTCGTTGTTGAAGTATCTCCACCCAACAAATCTCCAGTTATATCTTCTACATAATTTTTCAAATCTGTATATCTTTGG